AAGCATATTTACCTCTAGCTGATTTTGCCATTATGCTCCTGGATAGTAAATTTTAGGTGTTATAAATGAACTAGTTGAAGAACCATCTTGATCTAAGGCTCTTTTTAATTCATCTTCATATAATAATTTTGTATCTTGCACTCTTTGTGGTGCAAATTTTTGTGCTAAATAATAAGTCAGTCCCGCGCACATACACGGAACAAATCGATAGGGAACGTTTGTAATATTCGTATAAGCTCCTACATCTTGAATTCTTTTTTCATAATAATAATTTATAACATTATTAACTTCATCTGCACCTGGTGTTAAAAATAAAGTAATAGTAATTCTATCTATAAATCTTTCTACAAAATATTGTGTAGGTGTTCCTGTTGAAAATTTAGAAGATAATCCACTGTAAGCAGATCTGTCTATTTTTGTAAGTGGAAAATCAACTACTGGAGATTGCTCCGTATTTCTATAAACTGCTTCTAAAATATCTCCCGTTCCATAAACAATAGAATTATAATTATAAACTTCTTCATCATTTGCATGAGAGGCAGCAGTTGTACCGTTTGCACCTCTTGTAAGACCTGTAATGGTATTTGCTGAACTATTAAGAGTTGTATAAGTGATTTGTTCTGAATCTATTAACAAAGTTCCAGTTGCTGGAAACTGAGATACTGAATCAACAGTAATAGTTGAACTTGCTGCAGTAATTGCACCATTTAAAAGAGTAAATACACCATCAGATGTTCCATCTCCAGATGATCTATACAGAGTATAGACAGCTTGATTTTCTACCATGGAAATTGAATTATTAGCAACTTCCCAATAATGTAATCCTCTGTTTGCCCATTCTTGAAATAGAATATTAAGCGAGCGACGAGCTGCTTTCATCTGGTTACCAGTATTATTGATAAGACCAATTCTTTCGTAAGACTCTTCTATGATATCATCAATGAAAAGTGTTTTTTCAAAAACTGTAGTTCCAGAAGAGGTAGTCATTTAAACCCCTACTTATCTATAAATAGCGTAACAGTTAAACCACTTGTGTTTGAAGCAACTCCAATGCCATCTACTATTCCTACACCGTTTCTTCCAGCATATAAAATTCCATCTTCAGGAATTCCTAATGTTTCAGTGTTATTTGCTCCAACAACAATTGGAATATAAACTTGTGTATTAGTTGAAGTACTTACAGTTGTGGTATTTGCTAAACCATTAATTACACAAGATCCAGAAGTTGCTCCAGCTTGTATCATGTAACCTCTTAATCTTGTTGGTCCAGTAAATAAAACTGCAGTGCTAACATTACTTGCACATATAACTGGTTTTACATCTGACTTCATATTTTTCTCCTTATATTAAGGAGCCCTTTCGAGCTCCTTAAATTAATTTATTACTACGCCAAATTATTATTTTGAACGTAAGATACAACTATTCTTGCAGCACCTGCAGTAGCAGCTGTTCCTGTTGGAATATATTTAGCAGCTAGTCTAACATCAGTTGTTCCAATGTCGCTCCAGTCACTTACTAAAGCTGTATTTCCTAATGCTGCATCACCAGCAGTTCCTACTGCTGCATTATCAACATACAAATCAGAATTTCCTACAATACCAATATCAAGAGTATTTGTAGTTCCTGCATCAAAAGCAGTAGTTACAAAAATTTTTATATCTACTATTTGTGAGTTTGCTGGAATTACAATTGATAAAGATTTATCAGTTGTATTACCAAATGCGATTGTGTCTGTTTGAGACATTACAACAAAACCTACGTTAGCAACGTTTGTGCCTACTGTAGTTCCAGTTGTGTTAAAAATATTTCCAGCTTTTATTGGGCCGGAAAAAGTTGATTGTGCCATAAGTTTATTCTCCTAGTTATCCAATCTAGTCTCTAGGCCGTCGACTATACGCGTCTAGATTAGAGGTTAATGTATAGTGCTTAAGATATAGCTTAATTTATTAAATAGCGCAAGGGATACCTGCATCGAAAATCTACTTTTCGGATATAAATAGCTAGTTTTAGCTAGCTACAGAAAACTCAGGAGCAGCTAATTCTACCTTAATTTGTCTGTGAGCTATTTCAGCTTCAGACATTTTAATCTGGTTAATGACGTCTTTTATTTTTTCGTCAATCCTAACCATATCAAGAGTGTATTTACCCTCTTGAACGTAGCGTTGCTCCCAATCAAGTTCTAACAACCTTTTCTTCTTGTAAAGGTCTTGAACTGATATCATCTACAACCTCCTCATAGGTTATCCAGCATTTAGATGTTGAAAACATCCTATTGCTGTCTTTAAGTAATATACCTTTTTTTCCTATTTTGTCAAGGATAGCTCGTTCTATACTTTCTGCACTATCTTCTGCTTCAATGTTAAAATCAGCCATGTGACCGTAAGCTCTAATCTTTACTTGAAACAATTTTGTCATAATTCTGTCTTTCTACCATGTTTATGAGGCCCCATAAAGAGGCCTCAAAAATAAATAATGCTTATAAATTAAGCACCTTGTGAACCGAACATACCTCTAGGGTCTGAGAATCCAAAAGAATATCTCTCTCTAGCTTTGTATCTAACGTTACCTGTATCAAAATCACCTTCCATAGCAGTTTTGATAGGTGCTCTTACGAACATCTTCATACCGTTTGGAACGTCTGTTTTGATAAAGAATGCATCAGTATCAGTTAAGAAATTGTTAACCACATAACCTTGTGGAACCATTCCCATTGATCTAATTGCATTGATATCGTTATCTGCAGTACCAGTTCTGCCAACAGTTTTCATTAATCTTTCCGCTGTGAATTGTAATTCTTTTGGAATGATTAACTTAACACCTTGAGCTGCAATTTTTAAACCACGCTCGTCAACAAATGCATTGATATCAATCAATGATTGTTCAAGAGACGTTTCGTTTAAGTCAGCTTGTGTAGCAAGTGTATTACTGAATGTTCCAGCAATAATAGGGTGTGATGAGTTTATTAAAGAAACTCCGTCGCCACCTTTGAATGAGCTTGAAAACGCATTGTTTAATACGTTTGCAGCTGTAACTTGCTTAGTGTTTGCCATAGATCTTGCTAATGCTTTTGTATATCTAGACGCTAGTCTGTCATACAAATTGTCCTCAATCGCTTCTTCAGTGATTGCGAATGCAAGAGCTACAGTGTTGTGAGTGTATCTAGCAGTGAAAGTTTCTTGCGCGTTGTCAAATACAACTGCAGATCCTTCCGGCTTAATTTCCGCGTTAGCGAAACCTGATAACATTACTTCCTCTTCGAAAGCTCTGTCTGAAGTTTCAGTATCGAAAATTTCAGCATGCTGATTCTCGTATCTTTTATATTCCAGGCCGAATAGGGCATTCAATCCTGGTTCTAGTTCTTTAACTAATTGTCCTCTAGAAATAGCCATAATTTATACTCCTATATTCCTGTTAATTGTTTATAGAAATGATTATTTACAATAGCAGTCACTACTACGTTAGTAGCAAATGTTGTATCGTTTAATAATTCATTATTGAAGCCTTTTGAAACTCCAATGACACGTAACTGACCAGTATTTGTTGTAAATAAAGCAGATGTATCTATTTCAACTTTAGAAACGTTATTTACACTATTTGCTGCTGTGTAAACTATATTTCCGTTCAAAAAGATGTCAGCTTTAGCCAACGTGGAACTAGCCTGTACTTCGTATCTCTCATATGGATCATCTGTGCAAAATCCCACTATATCTGTAGCGGCATTATTTGCTTTCAAATGATTTGCAAACGTAGGTTTGCTAGTTGAAGCATCCGTAAAGAATACACCAGTTAGTGAACCTAATATTGTGTTAGCAGTTGAGTTTGCTACACCAATTGTTCCAGTAGCTAAAGCTTGAACTGGATCGTTTTGGTTAATAGCAGTCGCACTTGCTGCAATATTATACTCACTTAAACCTTGTGCATCTCTATTCTGTCCAACTTTGCCGATTGGTAATAGACCAAAAGGCGCGTCTTGGTTAGCCATAGTTTTTTCCTTGTTTAAGTTTATTTAAATCGTTGGTATTACCAAAAAATTATTTTTTGTTGGTACCACCGAAAGTTACACGAGTCTGCCTCTCACTATTGATTGGCATACTTGGGTGCTGATCCTTAAGCAGGTCGTTTTTAATTGCTTGTTCGCTCTCTTGAGTTTTTCTTGCGAAATATTCATTTCGAGCTTTTGCAACCTCTTCCGGTATCCTTGCCAGCGCAAGGCCACCATGTCCGATTACTCCCGCGTATTTACCTTCTGTGATCGTGGAGTAATTTTCTCCTGGATATTCGTCAGCTCTCACTAACTCCCATCCTGATCGCAGCTTGCTTGACATATTTTTGGTGTCATCCTGACCCATAATTTCAAGCCTAATCCAACGGTGTCTAAAACCGTCTTTTGGGCGCGGTGCATCTAAACTTGATGGTGGAGTCCAAGTTGTAGGTCTCTTTTCAGCAGTCCTAGTTTGGCTCGCACGTGGGGT